CTCCCATTAACATCGACATACCTGAAGCTGTTCTTGTTGTTGACATCACTCCTGTTGTACCATGTGAATAGGAAGGAATACCAGTAGACTCATCAGCTAGTTGTCTAAACTTATCAAACATCTGTAAGTTTTCAGGTGCAGTATTTGGAAAACGTAATCCATGAATAGCTTGACCTGTTTGACCACTTTGTCTTCTAAATATTTTTCCAGGGTAGACAGTCATATCTTGACCCGGTACTAACATTGTCTCATCCACATCAAAGACTAGGTTACCCGCTAATGCTAAGTTATCAATAGCCATTCTTGCATGACCATTCATAATTGTTTGTGCATCATCCATATTTTCAGGAACACCGACTCCAAAGAATTGATAAGGATTAATCTCATAAGGACAAACCATGAAAGGTACTCTGGCTGGTGTAAAAGGATTAAGGACTAAACGTAAGATATAACCATTTGATACCCATGCATTAATTTGTACTTCGTCTAATTCATCTTTGATGTCATCAGGTAATTCAATTCCTGCTTCTTCTACTAGGTTCTTGTCCATGACACCCCAGTATTCTAGAACTTCAAATCTGTTTTTATTAAACTCTTCTTGATTTTCTCTATCATACAAAGCTGTTTCATAGCTTCGTGTTTCATAGTTAGGGCCACTAGATAATAAATCTTTAATGGCAGACTTTCTAAAGAAAGGTCTATTCATCAAATCTCTAACTTGAGAACGATTCATTACATGTCGTTGAATAACATAATCAGCATCATCAATTGTAACAGCATCAGGGTCAGGATATAAATCCCAACAACTAACTGCTTCAACTCTTGGTACTAATCGTGTATCAGGTGCATATTCTTTTTCACCATCTTCACTTGCTACCCATCGATGTTGTGCCTTCTCATAATTGAAAGGGCCTTTTAAAACACCTGTTCCTAATAAACACATTTCAAACAATACATGTCGCATGACAGATATTGCATGTGTTTCTTCTAATTGGTCATGGATAATCTTTTCCATGTTCTTTGCAGTTTCCATAGCAGGTTCTATCTGCATCATGTTCTGCAAATCAGGTGCAGGTCCAGAGCCTATATTAGCATCACCGTATTTTTTTTCTAAACCATTTAAGATATCATTAGTTGTTGTACCGGGAGGTAAGTCTTTACCATCTCCTGCAAAACCATAGATATCATTTATCCTCTGATTTTCTTCTTCAGGGGCATTATCGGATTTAACGTGAGCATATTCTTTAATACCATAAGGTACACTTGTCGGATTAATTCCAATAGGAAATTTACCCTGTGAGAATAATACTTCGATTAATTGTCCGTAGGCTGCTAATACTTTTGTCTTTGTTATCTTAACAAAAACTTTAGATTTCTCTGAATCTCTAAAAGCCATATCAGAACCATAGATACCTCTATAGTTTCTATAAGCACGTAACCATCTCTTTTCATCATAGAGACGTGCTTGTTCTGATTCTTTTAATCGGCTTTCAATGACGTAACCAATATTGTCAAAGCTATTATCCTTTTTATCTTCTAATGCTTCTACGTTATCGGTTTCAGAATACGCACCACTACCTATATTTGAGTGTGGCATATATACCTCTTAGTAATCTTTCTCGTCAGCTAATTTAAATACTTTTGCGTCTACACCAGATTTGGATTTACCCTTTGGATAAGAAACGTCATGCATACCTTCACCGTCTTTAGGAAGAGGTGAACCTTTCTTTACGACATTGACGTTTGAAGTTTTAGGGGATTTAGCATCTTTGCCATAACCCATATTATCTTCAGGTAAGTCTCCCATCTTATATGTTTTCATTATTGCCATTTTATTTTTCTCCTTTTAAGTTTTTCTGTATGTAAGGTAGTAACCAAGGGTTATCTACTAATACAGTCGTTAGTCCATTTGCAATAGTGTTGCAAATCTTTTCTTCTTCTTTATCATCTAAATCAATACCCCATTGATATACAATACCGTGTAATATTTCATGTATCAAAGTATTCGTATGAGATATATTATCTTCTGTTGATGATAAAGCGATGATTCTATCTGAAGCAAGAAATTGTCCATTAATTTCATTACATTTAGAAACGATAGAATCTAAATTTTTTATTGTATAATTTTGATATCCTATTTTAACTTCTTTAGCCATTAGTATCCAAAAACTTTATCTGCAGGTTTAAAGTCTCTTGTTTGCCCAACACCAAAGTCTTGAAACTTTTTTGATACAGGATGAATAGGTCGACTCATACATCCATAACGTAGTGCGTCATAAGCGTGGTCTTCTGCATGAGTATCCACATCTTCAGGATTATTTTTATCGACAGGTAACATGGGTAATGTTCTAATTAAGTTAATACAATTATCAAAAATAAATAAAGAAGGATATCCTGTCTCTTCATCGGGTCGTAATCTTTTATGTAATTCTAATTTACCTGCGACACGACTTCTTGGACTTCTATCCGAAGGTCTCCATCGACACCCTTCTTGAATCATTGTCTCTGCAATACTAGGCCCTATATCACCTCGTCTTGCCCATGTAGAACTATCGAGTACACCGTATCGAATATGTTCACCTTGTTCTGCTTCTAAAACTTTTCTAGCAAAGATATCGGCTGTAATCTTTTGTGTATAGAGTTCTCGATAAATAAATAAATTATTATCAAAGTCTATTGCAAACCATAAACAACAAGCAGGTGAACTATATCCCCAGTCAGCAGCTCTAAACCTTAACCAGTTTCTAGGTATATCAAAAGGTTTAACGACATGAAGCTGTTTATTAAACTCAGGAAAAGATGAATCTTCAAATGCTTCCCAATTACCTTCTAAGAATTGTTTTCTTTGAACTTCAGGTAATGATGCCAACATTGCGTAGTAATCATCTGTTTGCATCAAGTACGGATTGTCTTGTAGCTTGGCAGGAATATATCTTCTTGTAATTTTTTTTATTCCTACAGGAGTTTTAATTTCTATTTCAAATCTTGTATTTGCAGGTGCGGGGTCAACGAACATTTCTTTTACCCATTGTGAACCTACATTTCCAGGATTTCCTGTTGCTCTCATATAGACAGGAATCTCAGGGTCAACACTTCGTAAAGAAGACCGAAGAAAATTATAAATATCTTCGGTTGGATACTGAGGTAATTCATCGATTCCAATCCAAGTGTATGATTGTCCTTGGTAACGTAATACATCAGTTAAGTTCTCTGCGTATCCAAACTCTATTCTTGCACCTGAAGGAAACTTCCATTCCTTTTCTTGCTCTCTCCACTTTGCACCAGGATAGGCTTTAGAGTACAATTGTTGAGAGTGATTAATTAAGTCTCTTAGTTCTGGCATTGTTCTACGTATTAACAATGCTCGGTGTTTTTGTTTGTGACAATATCGTAGTGGGTCAACCAACATGGCGTAGGATTTACCACCACCTCTTGCTCCACCATAAAAGACTTCTCTTTCACTTGATGCGAGAAACTCTGTTTGTGGGCCAGTATTTGGCTCAAAAATAACTTCTTTATCTTTTAATGCAGCTTTAATATTTGGAGAGGCTTCTTCAATTTTATCCTCTTCAATGATTTGCTTTTTACCATCAAAGACTTCGTCAATCTCTTTAAGTTTATTCTTTGTTGCCCAAAAATTCTTTTGTGCTTTTTCGAGTTCTTTTTTCTTTTCTCGAAGCATGTCTTGGGCAGACTTTCTTGCTTTTTTCTCTTTAATTGTAAGAGGAGCATAGACGCTAGTTCTTCTTCTTCTACCAGCATTTTTTGGTTTAGGTTCTTCTACCACCCTTTATGTATCACTCTTTTTAAAACTTCTCTTAAACCCATACCTGTAATTTTTCTACCTGTATGATGTGATAACCATTCTGCTGTTTCTCGATAAGTACAGTTATTGTCTATAAAACTTTTTGCTTTTTGTATTAATTCCATATGTTCAGGTATTTGTATTAAAACATTCTCATCTTCTTCTGAGACTTTATACCCTAAAGGAATTACTCTACTTGCTTTTTTTCGAGTAATTGGCTTATCTTCATCCATTGTCTTTTGGAGGTAAGATAAAGATTCCGTGTGCGACTTTTGCATTAATATCTACCTTTTCTCTTTTGGCTAATCCTACTCTATCTAAAATTTGTTTGGCCGCTTCCATTCGTATCGATGCTCCCGGTGTTGAACCATCTTCTTGTAAAGCATTAATCATTCCCATACTAGCTCTCGGTGCAAAGGCGGCTAATAATTTTTCTGCTCTATCAATAATCTCATCCTTTAAAGATTTTAAAGGTGTATGATAATCTGCGTATCCTGCAATTTCACCTGCTATCTTAGGGTCACCTTGTGCTTCACCAAACAATGCATCTAAAAAAGTTTGTTGCTTATCTGTTAGTGCAACATCATTCTTGTCGTTATCAGGAACTAACATTTTTTATTTTTTGTAATTTCTTTTCTCTTTTTTCTTGAACCCATTCAGGAGATTTTCGAATACCGATAGACTCTTCTATCTGTGCTTCCTTCATTCCTCTTCTAGCAGTATCTAGAATTTGGTCTCTACCTTTGTGTTCACTTCTAGCAATAAAGGAGAGGTTAGGTGCAGTTATCACCATCTCAACATTTTTATTTCTGAGTGGCTTGGTTCTATCCTGTAAGGGTAGATACTCATCCCAGACCTCTCCCGTTTTTTTATTCCTAAAAGAATAAATTGGCATCTATTTTATTTTTACCTTTTGTGGTTTCTTATCTTCGGGAATATTTTTTTCCAAAACAATAGATAAGATTCCATTTTCCATTTTCGCTGATTCACATTCTGTAAATTCTGCTAAGGTAAAAGATTTAGAAAACTTTCGAGAAGATATGCCTTTATAAACATATTCATTATTTTCTTCTTTCAGTTCTCCGTTAATTGTCATTACATTATCCTTGACTTCAATCTCAATATCATCTTTACTGAATCCAGCGAGAGCTAATTCAATAATCCATTTATTGTCATCAAGTTTCTTAATGTTATAATGTGGATATCCTTTAACATCTGTTCCTGTTATAGAATCAAGTGTGTTAAAGAATGAATCAAACCCTATTGTATAGGGCATGTATTTATCTAGTGTAAAAGTCATGTTATACCTCCTTGCTTTAAGCTAGATATATTATCTTACATATGTAAGATTTAATGACCCCGAAGGCATCATTAAACTTTTAAAACTTTTTTAACCTTATCTAAAATAGATTCTTCTTGTTGTTCTTCGACTTTAACTTCTTCAACAGTAGGTTGTTCTATTTTCTTTTCTACTGGCTTTGGCTCTTCACCAATAAACATTGACTTTAATTGTCCAGACTCTACTCGTTGATAAAATAATTTTTTACCACGGGCATTTCCATGTCTTCTCATAAACTCAGCCATTGTTTTTTTACCTAAACCTGATAGTCTCATTTCTTTTTCTTAACTCCTTTAATAACGCCTTTATTAGCAGACGCATAAAAAACTTGTTTACCTTTTTCTTTGCCATAGGTTTTAACCATGGCTTTTTTAATCTTTGTTCCTTTTTTACTAAGTGGCATTATCGATTAGGGTCGTAGTATTCTTCAACAGAAATAGTTACATCTAAATCCATTCCTGCTTCTATATAGGCTACGATTTTATCTCCTTGATGTAAATTTAAATTTCCAAACTCACTTAAACTTCTAATACTATGACCATCCATAGCTACCCCTTTTGCTAAGTAATGATAGCTACTATCATCATTATGATAAAATTGAATATAGGCTTTCTTTGTAGAATTTGTTCCATTGCTTAACAATAAATATCGAACAATCGAACTAAAGTTATTAGGTACAGTATAAATAACATCAGCACTACCATCAGCACTAGTAGAAGTAACAGTAACTGATTCTGTAAAAAATTTACTACTACTAAGGTCAGGCATTAAAAGTCTAGTTTTAACCCAAAGGAAACTTTACTCTTATCAGCTTCTAGTTCTGTTTTTAAATTATTCTTAAATGTTTTATCTAATTTAAGATTAACATTACCTTCTTTGTTCATAGTGAAAGAAGAATTAAAAGTTTTATTTCCGTATTGAATACCTACTTTTTTTGTATCAAGTAAAGCATATTTTGTATAAGGTAATTTTTTTTCAATAAAGTTTTCTATTTTATTTTTTGCTTTATTAACTGCTTCTTCTTGACCTAAGGCTTTGAGTGTTAATCCGACAGTACCTGCAACAGCTTGTTGCCCCGCTGTCTTTAATTTTTTTTCTACAGCCTTTTGTTGATTATTAGATTGAGCAATATCAGCTAGTTCATTGCTGAGAGTTCTAACTACGTTATTGTATTTTTTACCACTCATAATAAATATTTACTAGGCCATCCCCTTTTTAATTTTTTGATTGGCGGGAGGATTTTTCTTACTACCTCCTGGACCTGCCCATAAAACTTTGTTAGCCCAGTAAGCAGCACTGCTTGGACCTTTTTTAATATTAGCACGATGCCTTGCTTTAAACGAAGCCCTTGCTTCTTTACTATAGTTATGACCCATCGATGCATCACCAAATCGAATGAGTTTTGGTCGGCCATCAACGAGAACACCGACTTTACCTTTCTTCCCACCTTCGGTAGTCCTAACAGGTTTGTTAAAACCTTTAAGATTATTTCTTTGTAAAAATCTTTTTTTCTTATCTGCATCGGATAGAGGCATTATTCTATGATTCTAACACTATTAGAGTATTTCTTTGTTTTATCTCCTCTAGGTCCTTTTCTTTCTACCTCGTCTGTTTTAGGGTTATACTTTCCCTCTTGCATTATTCTCTTTTCTTTTTTAATTAATTTTTCTGCAATATTCATTTCTTTAGAAAAATACCTATCAAAACTTCCGGGTACACCACCTGTAAATTTATCTTTCTTTTCTCTTGCTCTACCATATACTTCGGATAAAGTTCCGATACTATCAGATAATAAATCTTTAACTTTAGAATTAGGCATACCTGTTTCTTTTCCTATATTCACTATTCTATCGTATTTTTCTTTTATTAATTTTTTTTCTTTATCAGTTAGGGTAGCCATTACTTTTTCTTTTTAATATTTTTCTTTGGTTTCATTTTGCCTACAGCAATCATCACCACTGTTTTGTCTTTAGGCTTTTTCATATTCTTTTTTGGTTTACTTCCGTACATCATTATACCATATCCTCCTCTTCCATCATTTGTTGTTTATAGGATGTCATCCCCATGAACTTAGGGTCAGACGCTCTTCTGAGCATGGGTGACATATTAGCCATCCTTACTTGAGAAGATGTTCTTCTTAAAACACTTGAAGGTGTTGAACCATTTTTCATTGGAGACTTTGTTACTTGTTTATTTTGTCTCATCACTGTTGGTGTTTTGGGTGTCATCTCTGCCATTACTTATCCTTGTAGGAAGTCATCCCCATAAATTTTTTATCATTAGGTTTTCTCATAGACATGGATTGTTGGATAGCCATTCCTCTTTTCTTCTCATAGCCTGAGAGTCTACCATCTCTGTTTAAATCTGCTTTCTTTTTGTTTAGTTCCATATTAATCCAATAATAATTAAAACAACAACAGCACAAGCAAATAGCTTGGCGTTCTTATTTAGACCATTCCATTTCTCTAATAGTTTATCTTTCATGATACCCTCCTGTACTTGCGTACTTTTTTTGCTATACCTTTCGGTTGTTTAACAAACTGTTTTCCTTTAGCCGTACCTTCACGTTTTGCTTTTGTTGTGGCGGCATATTCCTGTGGACTGAGACTCTTGATGGCTTTCTCGGGTAGATACCTTTCTCCTGTCTTGGAAGAAGGTTTCCCAGACTTGGTTCGCCACTTTTGATTTGTCCATGCTTTCAGACTTCTTTGACTTTTTGCTAGTGCCATTATCTTCCTTGTCCACGATATTTTTTATAGTTACGTCTTTTTTGTTTATTCAGTGATGACATTCTAATATTACCATCCCCAATGGTTGTACGCTTGGGAATATGGACTAATATGCTACTATTGGAGTAGCTATCACTTTTTTTTGCCATCTATTGTAATCTGTATCTTTGGAATCTTCTTAATAAAATCTCTTCTCAGTCTAATGTTTAACATTTTATTTAAACACTGGGTGTTATAGAAGTTTTGTAGCTGATACATCAGTTCCATAAACTT